AACAAAATCAGGCTCAATCATGGAAATGCGAATATATTCAGATTTACCTTGGGCCATAGATGACAAATCGCCTGTTTCAAAATAACTTTGAATTGGCAAAACATTGTTTTCATAAATCTGATTTACACCTTTTTCGTGAATCCAAACATGATAATCATTATTTACAGGGTCTAATCCCGCTAAAATTGGTGCGGCAAATAAATTGCTATAGGTTGCTGCCGTACGACCGGCATTAGGTAACTCAGTGTCATACCAAGTTTGTTCGCGCACATTATAAATAATGGCGTGTGTACATTCCGTAGCGTCCCCGCGCGGATAGCACCACCAGATTTCTCCAAACTTTGGTACTTTAAATCCAAATACTTTTTGTCGTTGCTTTTGGTTAATACCGTCAAAAAAGTAATTAAAGTTCATGTTGTTTGGCACTTCGCGCACAACACCATTAAACATTAAGAAACGATCAACGCCTACCCAGAAAAACACACCGTCATAATCAACTACGGAATCTGGGGAAATAATGGATGTTTCAGTTGCTATGGTGTCAAACTGAAATACCGTATCGCCGCCAGTAAAAGTCGCACGAATTACTGCGTCATATGCCCAAAAAATGCCAGCAGGCGCAGTGCCTGAACCAGCTCTTAGTGGCATACCTTTAATAATTTTAGTACCCCAAACGCGCGCTGTGCCTGATCCTGCACTTGATAAATCAGTAAAATTACCCGCAACAGACCATCCTATGATGCCGTTTGCGCCGTAATAAAACATATACGGATGCAAAGAAACAATGCCGCCAGCCGCATTAGCACCAGCAGGCAAAGTAATTTCTGTCAAAGCCGCTGTGCCAAACGCATCACCATAGAATATTTGACCATCTAAATCATTGGTGGTGTAAGAGTTGTTAGGCGCACAATGCGCTAATAACGAGTTTGCGCTTGTAGATGAATCATATTGATAATCAAATATCCATTTGTTGTAATCATTGGCAACTAAAGTTGACGGCGTACGATCATCTATGATTGAACTGTTATAATTAATATCAATCGTAAAACGAGACAAAGTAGCAGAAGATCCAGAATGAACATAAACATAACCGCCTTGGTTTATGTTGGTTAAGCCATGACTTATTTCAGGCAAGTATTTTGTAGTAGAGCGAAAGCCGCCTATTTTGCGCGGCAGACCACGCTGCCACCTGACCCACTTACCATCAACATAAGCATTCCCTTCAAACTTTGTACCATCACGTTTAATGCCTGGGTCTGACTTAAGTACGATAGTTGTGTCTGCCATTAGTAGCTACCACCATCAACATTACCAGCTTGTGCAGCGCCAAGCGCCGCCCATGCAGCAGCTTGATCTGAAGCCGTAAATATTGCATCCCCCACAGCAGTTGCACCCAAATTAATACGTGCCGCAGATGCTGTTGTAGCGCCTGTGCCGCCTTGATTAACTGCAATTGGAAAAGAAATTGTAGAAGTGTCAGCATCAACAACATCGACACCATCACAGTAATAAATGCCGCGCGCATTTTGAGCAACAGTTACGGCCGCCCCTGATAATGTGCCTACTGTTAGCGTAAATGCACCTGTTGTACTGTTTGTTACCCAATATTGTTGAACAGTTTCTGGAACAACTATTAAGCGATCACCCGTTAATACACCCGTGAAGTTATACGCTATGCGATTAAGTTCTGTGCCAGTTAACACATAATTACCCGTTCCAGCTACATTAATGACCGTGTAATCAAATGCAAATGTAGCGGATTGACCAAAACCAATGGTGTAGAAATCTGTGCCATCGGATGCAATAATGGCAGATTCGTTTGGCTGAAAACTTAACGTTAAAGCACCGTCAATAGTGTTGATGCCTGATGGCGTAGCCACGATTGCGCCTTCGCCTGAGTTTCGTAGATAAACAAACCAATTGTTTCCAACTGTTTGTGCGGATGGCAAAGTAAACACACCGCCTGCACCCGTCCAGTTAAACATTCTGGCTCTATCAGTAATGCCTGCTGTGTAGTCCGAGTTAAACGTTGTGACAGGCACAGATTGTGATAACAAAGCACCAACCGCAACAATACCTGTTCCAGCCAAAGCTGAAGCATTAGCTTGTGATATTGTTGATCCGTATTGTAATGACTGCCAAACACCCGCAGCATTTGAATTGTTAGTTAAATAAACTTGCCAAAGTTCTCCAGCCGCAATGGTCACAATTTGAACATCATCAGCGTCAGATACCGTTACGGTATAAGATCCTTGATTATTGAATAGAATTGTTTCGCCAGTTCCAGCTTTATCAGCATCAGGTAAAATTATCTTAAGTCCGGCACTTTCTGCCACAACGTCCATGATCTTTGTTGCAAGATCCGAACTTGCCGATGTTTCTTCGGGCCAACTTAAAACAACATTAGTTGATAATGTAAGCGCGCTGTAGCTAATTTCGCTTGGATATATGTTTGCGCCACCGAAGACGCTAGTGTAAACCGTCATGCTTCACTCCGAGTCGCAGTGCGATCCAAAATACGTTTTAAATCTTCGCCATTAACAGCTTGGGCAGCACGGTCATATAATGTTTGCCAAGTCTGGATGCGCTCATCAGTTTTAAGATAAGGCGTAGCTTCAAGCAAAGTCGCATAAAGCAGCAAATCTGGTACATATTCCGTCAGCCAATTTGTTTGAAAGTCTGGGCCTAAAAACCGTGGTTGCTCGTAATATAAAATCTCAAGCGTTTGTGCTGTAGCAGGAGTTGGCGCAATAAGCCAGTGCTGGTAATCATAATCAGCATAAAATTGTGGCTCACCCGTTTGAGCAGGATCCGGCCAGTAATTTCTGAGATATTCGTAGGCTCGCGCAAATACTGGTTTGCCATCCACAAACATAGAGACTGTATCACGCCAGCGATCAGGCTTCATATAAACGGAAACACCTGCTTGCAAGGGTGTAGTGACTGGAACGATAAAGCCTTCGATTTTAAGTTCGCGAGCTATTCTGCGTTCAGCTAATGTGATAAGACGCGGCAATTGCTCATAAACAAGCGGATCGCTTTCAGATGTAAACCCACGTTCTAAATAGCGCCTTACGTCTTCTAGTAATGTTGTGTACGTTGTTGTGATGCTCATCCAATACTCCAAGTAGTATAAGGAGCTGATACAGCGCCACCGTTACCAATTATAACCGATTGTTAAGATTAGGGAATCTTTTTACTTATCGGCCTTATGTTCTAGCTTATTGAAGATCTTACTTAACATATTTTTAATGTCATCTATATCACGGTGATAATCGTCTTTTGTGACATAAGTTTTTGGCATGTCACGAACATCTCTGTCTAAACGCTCAATAGATTTGGTAATGTTATTTAACACCCACCCTCCAAAAAACGCTGCTACGCCAACAACAATATTAAAAATGCTTTGTTCCATGTTATGCCTTTAGGAATAATTGGCGTTCAGCTTGTCTGCGTCTAGTCAATCCATCAATTACTTTTCCACCCGCTTTGTTCCAGCGCAAAAACTGTTCTGCAATATCAGATTTTTCATCACCAGCATTGATCATCTTAACTAGTGTGGATGATGCAAAATTGCCACCACCAATGTTATAACAAAGGCTGACGCAAGCATCGAATTCATGCTGACCAATATCAACAGTAACTGCTTTTTCTACTGCTTGTTCGTATTTGACCAACGTTTTAGCAAACAAATCTAAGGCTTTTTCTTCTGAAATCGGCGGATCGCTTAATTTTACTTTAAAACCGTTTTCATACATGGTCGAACCATAACCAATAGTTGGCACTTTGGCGCTACACAAGTATGGTTTGGCTCTAAACCCCTCGAACTCTTTAATTAAATCTAATCCAGATTGACTTGTTCTCATTTAGTTACCTTTCTAGCATTTGGTTTACGAGCAACGGGCTTGGTTACTGCCGGTTTTGTTGTGGTTTTAGCTTTAACAGGAGTTGCAGTAGCCAATCCGGGCTGTTTATCCTTATCTAGCCAGGATAAAATGCCTCTACCCGCATAAGTAAAGGCAATAATATCAATACCCAAATCTTTTAACGCCCATATAGGTAAGTCAGCGTCATTTGGTGATATACCTGTAAACATATACTCAATGTTACGACCCGCTTGAGCAAATAACCCGACAACTGCGGCTAATAAGCCTATGCGATGCCATGCAGGGTACAACCGCATACGGGGTGACAAAGCGCCTAAAAATAATATGATTGCACCGATTACATCTAAAACAGTAATCAACAAGAAAAACGCTTTACCTTCTAACATTAGTCACCCTTTTAACTGGTACTCGTTTAGCTGGCGTTTTGCCTTTTTTAATATTTCTTAATTCAGTACCGACTTCAATAATATCCATCCCTTCACGTTTACTAAAGAAATTACCTACAAAGCCGATAGTGCCAACACCGATTAAACCTATAGAAAATCCGACACCTAAAACCGTATCAACATCATTAGCGTCAAGGTCAAAGGTTCGACATACAATGCCACCGAGTGTGAAAGAAGCAGCAACACTGATAGCTCCAATAATAGCGCCAGCACCAAACTGTCCATATTTA